AGCCATTTTAGTTAGCCTCCAGTTTCATAAGTTCTTTTGCGTACTGCTCGTTGCTAAGTCCAAGTTTTTTGGCAATCGCAACTTGAGTCGGTGTCAGACGAATCTGACGTGGCGCGGTCGCCCGCGTTACGGGAGCCACTACATTGGCTGGTTTTGTGCGAGCAGGTTTTTCTTCCTGCTTCGTTTGAGTCGGCTTTTCTTCTTCAGCATCTTCAAATGCCTCAGGGAATCGCTTCCTCATTGTCGCGTTAACTCGGTCGTAATAATCGTCGCTACGCGGATCGACTCCAGACCGGACCAGTTTTTCATGCAGCCCAAGTGCGAGGGCGGTCATCTCCTCGTCGGTACCAAACCACGGATTTTTCTCGCGCCATGCTTCGGCTTTTGGGTCCGAAACGGGCTGAGCCGCTGTAGGTACTTGGTTCTGTTGATATTGTTGTACTCTCGTATCGTCCTCTTGTAAAGAGGGCTTAAAGTTCTCGTATTGTTTAATACGCAGCTTAGCGTCAGTCAGGGCTTCCTGAGCTTCAGTAATCCGCTCAGCATCGCCGGATTCATACGCCTGTTTTAAGCGTTCTTTGGCAGTATTAAGCTCGTTATTTGCAGCTTTAGTTACTTCCTGAAAATAAGCTTTTTCACCGTTTCCTAAACGTTGTTTAAGCTGACGGATCTCCTGCTCACGCATCTGGGCGAATCGAAGGGCTTCTTCTCTCTCCCGATAGGCAGATTCCTTAGCCCGACGCTCGTCGTGCCAAACCTTTTTCATCTGGGAAAGGCGTTTTTTAACCTTCTCGGAATAGTCCTCAAGGTCGTCTTTTTCCAGCTCTTCCACTACCTCTTTAGGCAGTGGCGTCCGGTTGCGGTCCTGAGGAGGGGTATCGTCCTCAACCTTAATCTCGATTTCGGGCTCGGCCTGAGCCTTAGTCTCGGGGGCAGCTTCCTGAGCTTCTTCGTCAGGAAACTTAAATTCTTCTTGATCAGCCATGATTTACTCCTTATGCGCGACGGATTCCACGGGGGTCTTGAACCACCGCTTCTACCGTGTCGTCGTTGATAATGCGGAACTCCCGACCGTGGATAACCACGCGGGTACCGGAATAAGGCCGGGTCAATACAAAGTCGCCTTCCTTACACCACGGGCCAGTCGGAAACCGGTCCTTATCGGCATAGCAAAGGTCGCCCATCTTGATCACGAACAAAACGACAGTGGTTTGCTCTTCCACTTTCTTCGTTTCGTCTGCCTTAATTAATCCCCCTTCGTACTCCTCTTCTACGTGCGGAACTGCACATAGCATTCGGTAGCCTTTGGGTTCTGGTAGGAGTTTGGCTTTCGCCGCCTCCTCCTGTGTCTTCTCAACATCAATACTACTCATCGTCGCGCTCCAAGCGTTTTGCAAGGTCTTTAATATGGTTCCTTGCGAGGTCGAGACCCTGTAACGCCCCGCAAAGACGTTTGTATTCACCCTCGTCCAATTTGCCTTGGATCAAAGTTTCAACAATTAGAATGCGCTCGTCTTGGAGCTTGGAGTCCAAGAATTCCAAAGCGTTTGAATAACTCATTATTCACCTGTTGGTGTTTCCACCTGTTTGCGCCTTAAGTCAGCGTTATCCCGCGCCTTGCCTATTTCTAGGCCGAGGCGTACTCCTTCAATCTGCTGTTTGGCAGCAAGCGCAGCTTTATCCTTCTGGATGTCCACGCCCAACTTCGCCGCTTCAAGCTGCTGACGGCCAGAGATCTCGGCTTTGCGAAGCTCCAACTCGTCGGACTTGGCAACGGCATCGAGGACATCTTTTTGCGCTTTGCGAGCGAGCTCGGCCTGTTGAAGCTGAGCATCCATCTGCATCTGCTGGGCCTTGGTCTGAGCCTGAAGCTGCTTGATCTGCAGGTCCATCATCTGCATCTGGACAAGCGGGTCTTGCATCTGCTGGGCGTTCTGCTGCATCTGCATTTCTGCGGTGTCCTTCTGGAGGACCCGTGCGGCAGCGGCTGCTGCCAACTGCGACAACTGCGCCTCGAACTCCGGCGGCAGGTCGTACTCATCTTGATCAGTCTGCGGAAGCGCAGGCAACGCTGCGCCCAGCTGCTTCTCGATCTCACGGCGATACTGGAACGCCACGTGCTCCATGATGTGCGCCTGAAGAGCCGAAGTAATCTGCTGCGCCATCGGGTTCTGCCCGATCATCTGAGCAATCTTCGGGTCCTGTCCAAGCGCCATGTGTACCGCAATGTGCGCCTCGTGGTCCTGATACATAAATGCCTTGAGCGGTTTGCCAGTCATGACATCCATGTTCTCGGTCACTGGGTCACGCGGCTTAGCATCATCAGGTATCGGCACAATGCGATCAGCGTTCTTCACGCCAAGCGTCTCAATCATCTGGCGATGCAGATAAGGTAGATCGTAGAGTTGGGGCGCAGTCTGGCTTAGTTGTAGAACAGCTTGGTACTGCACAACCTTCTGCGACATGGTGGCCGCGTTCGGATCAGATACCGGGATGACATCCACATCATCGTAGTCAGCCTTCTTGGCCTTGCGACTTCCAACTTCAGGCTCGTAACTGTACTCGTCCGGGGTGTTGTCTCGAATGATGCCCGCAAGGAGTTTGAACTCCTGCTTCATGGCGTAGTACACACGCGCCTGCACGGCGGTCATAACCTTGAGCACTCTTTCGAGTACTGCCAGAGTGGTACCGACCGGAGCCTGCGAGGACATATCGGAGATCTTCAGGTCTGACACCGCAGCGAAGCGGCGTCCTTCCTCGACCACCTTGTCCATCAACATCGCAAGGGTCTGGCTCGGCTCCTTGTACGGGAGCGGCAGGATGTTGTCGCGGATCGCGCCGGACGGAATATCTACGTCTCGGAACTCTCCGGGGGCGATGGGGGTGTCGTCTCCCTTGATACGGAGACCACGTGATTTGAGACCACCCGGAAGGTTGCTAAGAGTTCCCGCGTCGATAAGTTGGCGAAGGAGGGAGGTAGCCGCTTTAGAGTGACCGCCGATAAGGTGGATAAGTCCGAAATAATAGAAGCCAAAGCCGGGGATATATCCGTAATGGACAAAGTGCTGTCGCTTTTGTTTAAGTTCGTCATCTTCTCGCCAATTGCGACGAATCGCTAAAATCGTCCCCGTTCCTTTCTCAATCGTAATGACATAAGGCAGCGCAATCCCTGTCTCATTATTGTCCTTATCGACATCCGGATAACCCGGCAAGTCTAGGTTCACGTGCATCTCAAGGAGCTGGAACCGATCATCCATCGAAGCACTGAAGCCTTGATCTTCAGCTTTCTGCTTCTCGACCTCATCCATCACTCGCATCGGCTCGCCAAGGTCTACATCACGATAGAACCCGGCATACTGAAGCTTGCGAAGTTCATTCTTCGTCTTACGCATCCGATGCGTAACTCGATCCGCCGTTTCCAGATTGGCTGCGCCATACGGCACCACGATGTCCTCGGCTGGAATATATACCGCCGTTTGACGGCCCAGACTCGGATCGAAGTACACCTTCTTAAAGGCGTTACCCGACAAGGCCAGCGAGAGCAACATGCGCTCATGCTCCGGGCGATATTCCTTCATCACCTCGGTCAACTGATAGTTCATGTCATCCGATACACGGATCGCGGACTCACGCTTCTCTTGAGTCTCTTTGCCGATGATCTTGGTCTTGACCGGCCCCATCGCAGGGAACGTCTCCATGATCGTCTCGGACTGGAACTTAACCGCGCTCTCCATCAAGAGTGGGTGGAACACACCACACGCACCCGGCCACGGCTCCGTACGCTCTTCGTAACGAATACCGAGAATCTTCAATCCCTTAACGTAAGTGTCGAGCCAGTCTTTGCGACTTGAAATGTCCTGCTCGTAATTACCCAGCAGCTCCATCGCCAAGCTTTGCAGCTCGTTCTCATCTATAAATTCAGCAAGGTTGGCATCGAAGTCTTCAGCGCGAGGCTCAGCTTTAGCCATCTCAATGACCATGCCATCAACGCCAATTCGAACTTCTTCCGGATCGACAATCTCGATCTCAAGAGCAGGCTCAGCTTCCAACGATTCAAGACCCATCGGAGCCGCGTACAAACCTTTTTCAATAGCCATCTAAATTCTCCTAGTAGTACCCGGCTGCCCGGTTACTCTTAAACCACTTAATTTCTTCTGGTTCGTCAGTCGGAAGCCGGATAAACCCACCCTGCCTAAAGCGCATTAACGCCAAGGTAGTCGAGTCCACCAAGTCATCGTGGGTACCTGCAGGAAAATCATTACATTCTTCAACGACTTCCCGCGCCCAACGATGATCAGTACACCATACTATGCCTGAAGAAAACAGGTCCACCACAGCGTTAACACGGCTGATCTTGTCCTGCCCCTTACCCGGCGTGAACTCTGAAACCGGTACGCCCATCCGCCTGAACTCTTGGTAAAGCGCCGCACCGTTAGATTTCTTTTCAACGATGAAACTGTCTGGGTTCCACTCCTTATATTCCTCAAGTACAAGCGCCTTTAACTCGGGGAACTCAAGTCGCCGCTTGATCGCGTTGAGCAAGATAATGTTGTAGTTCTTGGTGTGCTCATTAAAAAATACGCCCCACGTCGTCAGGGCATTGTAGTCGGCACGGTTAGTTTTCTCTTGGGCCGCGTCGAGTGACATAATAATGTGTTCACACGGCGGGGGATTCTCTCCCTCCCAGACCTGCCACCACTCCCGCTTGATCAGGGCCCCCTCTTCCGAGGTCGGCTCCTGCATGTACTGAGCCTGCCAGTACCGCACGTCCATCGAAGCTTTCTTGGCAAGTAACTCCTCAATAGACCAGAAGTCGGGCCACAAGGGTTTCTCGTTTAATATTGCTGGGAACTCGATCACTTCCCACTGATCTGCCCCGTCTTCACGGGTCATGTGCTCAATTATCTTGCCGGTCAGGTCTAGCTTCGACCACCTCGTCATCACGACGATAATCGCACCACCCGGCATCAGTCGTTGGACGGGTCCCGATTGAAACCATTCCCAAGCCGGTTCAAATACATCCGCACGACCCTGCTTAGCTTCCTGTTCTGAGTGTGGATCATCAATAATAAAGAGATCGGCACCGCGACCAGCGAGAGCACCGCCCACACCAATAGCGAAATACTCGCCGTTAAAATTAGTACCCCAGCGAGAAGCACTTTTACTATCAGCCTGAAGCTCCACTTGAGGAAATATGTCACGGTAGAGGTCACTCCCTACTAGGTTTCTGACACGCCGACCGAAGTTCACCGCTAAGTCTGCAGTGTGCGAGGCCATGATGACCTTCTTCTGAGGAAATTTGCCTAGAAACCACGCCGGAGCGAGGTAAGAAATCATCTCGGACTTACCATGACGCGGGGCAATGTTGACGATGACTCGTTTTTTCTTGCCTTCCGCAATTTCCTCGAAAATCCTAGCTAATTTCTTGTGGTGCGGCCCCACTTTGTAGCCCGGATACACATGACTGATGAAGTCTAGGAAGGATTCTTTGGCCTTTTCCTGCGTTAATTGCCGCTCGTAGTCACGCAAAAGCCTTAACGTGTCCCGTTTCTGCTTTTCCTTCATGCCCGGTAGCGCCGCTTTGAGCGCACTGAGCTGTTCAGGCGTCAGTCTTGGCATCTGCCTCGCCTATAACCTTGTATTCCACGCCCTCTAAAATAGATAAAAGCTCCTTCTCGACTTCCTCGATGGGCTTAATAATGTGTGTGACTTCACTGCGCTTCTTAAACGCATCTATCCCGTCCACTTCGCCAATCTTCGTCAGGGCTTGAATACGGATCTTGCTGTCATCCGAAGTCAAATACTCTTTCACGAAGTTATTAACCACGAATAATTTCAGCTGAGACAGGTCATCCACGATCATGTGGTTCATCTCAGCCACCATACCCGCCATAAACGCGATGGATTCGTTCGGATATTTACCCAAATCCAGCTTGGCCTTGGGGTTCTTGACCATTTTCTCGGCTAAATCTTGTGCGGTCGCGCAGTCTTCCTGCGTCGGGATAATGGGCTGATTCGAAATGTCCGAAATCAACTTAATTGTATTCGCCCGCATCTGAAGCTCTTCTTGCGGAGACAGGTCCGGCATCGCCTCAGCTACGTTAGCCGGGAGAGCTATGTTCTCTTCAATGTCAGGGACCAGTGGCTGCATTGTTGCGAAATATATACGAATACGCAGCATGGTACCAAATGTGATACCGGGGGGTTTCGTATACGAGGGGGGTGGGGTCGGCCTAGCCAGATTTTGAAAAATGCGTGGTGATTTGTGCGGATCAAAGCGGGGCGGGGCGGGCGCGGAGTCTCAACGTAATAGCGGTGGGGCCGGGTACGGTGGGGTCGAGCGTGGCCCGATTTCGGAAAACGTCGCGGACCGGGGGGATTTTGAAAACGCGACCAGACCGCGCAGAGCGAGACGCGCCTAACTGTTTCAGACCCCACCGGGCCGCACCATGCCAGACCG